GGTTCAGTGGCACTGTACGACTTCTTGCGCAAAGCATACTACAAACTACAGAGTCGTCGTGTTGCTGGTGGTAAACTAGCTATCTACTGTAACCGCGATGTTCTTGAAGCGCTTGACGCTTTGGCAACTAACGCAGGTGCATCAGATAACTTTGTTCGCTTGAAGCCGACGGAAATCGAAGGTAAAGAAGTAATGACTTATCGTGGTATTCCAATCCGTGAAGTCGACGCACTTATTAACACTGAGGCTAGAGTGGTTTAACAACCGCTCACCTTTAAACTGATTTAGGAGTTAAATCATGATATTTTCAGCACAGCAATTGTTTTCAGATGATCAGGCTATAACTGCTTCATCTGATTCAACAAATGTAATCGACCTAGGTACACCTGGTACACCTTACGGTGCAGCATCAGCACTTAACCAAGACATCGGTAAAGGCAGTATGATACCGTTATTGGTGCAAGTAACTGAAGCTTTTGACAACTTGACTTCATTAGAGATCAAAGTGTCTACTGGTTCTACTACTGCACTGGGTACTACTGTAATTAGTCAGACTGTATTACTAGCTGATTTAGTAGCAGGTAAACAGATTGCTATCCAAGTTCTACCGAATGATATCACTGAACGTTACTTAGGTATCGAGTATGTGGTAACAGGTACAGCGCCTACCGCAGGTAAAGTAACCGCCGGTATTACTATGGGTAATCAAACTAACGTAACTGGTGCGTAATCAGTAGTTAGTCAGAATGGGGGTTCGCCCCCATTTTAATCATAAGGAGTGACAACATGCCTAGTTACAAAGTAAAAGAGAAAGGGTTTTTCGATGGGATGTTATATGATCCGGACGGGAAGCGACACATACTGCACACCGACGTAGAACTCGAATCAGTACCTAAATGGCTTGAACCAATTAAAAGCGAAACACCAGTACAGGCTAAGAAGCGTAAAGCATCAGACGCCAAAGCGAATAAAGCAGCTTCAGATAAAGCAGCCGATGATAGGAAAGACATCGCTGAAGCATCATTCATGGGTAGCGGTGAATCGTCCAACGTAGAAACACTTTAATATAAACAGGGGTTAATACTATGTCTTCCGAGGTTGAAATATGTAACATGGCTTTAAGTCAAATTCGTGCGGGTAGTATTAACAATCTGTCTGAATCTAGTACACTAGCGGGTTACTGCCGTTTATGGTATCCGATATCAAGAGACAGATGTTTGCGTGAACCGTGGCAGTTTAATCACACGATTCGTGCGTTAGCGGTATCAACTACCGAAATATTTAACTGGGCATACACGTATTCTTACCCGATTGACTGTTTGAAAATCCACCGTATGATAGGTTCTTTTGAAGAGATTCCTGCGGGTGCGTCAGATGTAGCGTCAAGATTATTAGATTCACAACTAAAGTCTTTGAAAAACCAAAGAAGACAGATACCGTACGAGGTGTTTAACTTCGATACCGCGAAACTGATCGGGTCAGATCAGAAAGAGTTACGTATAGATTTTGCCAGAAAGATAACAGATCCTAACTTAATGAGTGACGACTTTATCATTGCACTAGCGTACTTATTAGCATCACAACTCGCTATCCCTATCGTCGGTGCTGAGTTGGGTAGGGCTTTACGCGGTGAATCTCTATCATTGTACAAAGAGCACTTAGCAGCAGCATTAGCTAATGATCTTAATGACCAATATCTAGAGCAGCGCGAAAGCGATTTTATTACTGTGAGGAACTAAAACCATGCCTCAATTTACACAACGTAGTTTTACATCGGGTGAACTAGCACCAGCGTTACAGTCGCGGGCAGACTTAGGTAAGTACACATCCGGTTTAAAGCTTTGTGAGAATTTTCTAATCCGTTCACAAGGTGGCGTATACTCCCGCCCCGGTTTCAGATTCGTCGGAGAACTTGACGACTCAACCAAGAAAGGCAGATTGATACCATTCAGCTTTAACACAGAGCAAACATACGTGTTAGTGTTCGAAGATATGAAAGTAAGAGTTATCAAAGATGGTGGTTTCGTATTAAAAACCGCAACAATAACAGGTGTCACACAGGCTAACCCCTCAGTAGTCACTGCTACAGCACACGACTTTAACAACGGTGAGTTAGTTACTGTATCAGATGTCACAGGTATGACGGAGTTAAATGATAACACTTACACAGTGGCCAATGTGACTGCTAATACATTCGAGTTACAAGGGGTAGATAGTACAGCTTTCACCGCGTATGTCAGTGGCGGTACATCGGTATCTAACGCAATATTCGAACTTGCTACACCATACGCTGAAGCAGAGTTACCTCGTTTGAGTTTTACTCAAAGTGCAGATGTATTAACAATCGTACACCCATCACACGATCCTAGAAATCTTAATAGACTAGCAGATGACGAATGGACTTTGAGTATTGTCAACTTCGGTTCGACAGTAACAGCACCTACAATATCATCTCTTGTTGTCACAGGTGCGGGGGCTGGTACGTATGCTAAGAAATACGAGTATGTAGTTACCTCTGTCAGCAGTGACGGTATCGAATCACTAGCGTCTACCTCATCATCGATAACTACAAACTCACTTTCAACTACAGCAGGTGTAAGAATAACGTGGGGAGCAGTCGCAGGTACAGACTATTACAGAGTGTACAAAGACCCGTCAGTGAATACCGGTGTGTATGGCTGGATTGGAGATTCTAACGGTACTACTTTCGACGACTTCAACATTGCACCAATCACTAGTGACGCACCACCAGAAAACCGTCAACCTTTCGCGGGGGCGGATAATAAACCTTCTGCGGTGACTTATTACCAACAAAGACAAGTATTCGCTAATACAAACAATGAGCCTCAGGCCACATTCACAACACAGACTAATAACCCTAACTCGCTCAGAACTTCGAACCCGGCAAGAGACGACGACGCCGTTACTTTCACGATCGCAGCTAGACAGGTTAATGAAATAAGACACTTGCTACCTCTTGATTCATTAATACTCTTAACATCAGGTGGCGAATGGATAATGACAGAAGGACAGGACGCGGTATTAACACCATCAACTATAGGTGTTAGACCTCAATCTTATAATGGTGCATCACGAGTACCACCTGTCGTAATCAACAGTACAGCACTCTATGTGCAAGAAAAAGGTGCACGAATACGTGATCTAGGCTATGAGTTCAGTAGTGATAAATACACAGGTAATGATTTGTCATTAATGTCTGAACATCTATTCGAAGGTAAACAGATAGAGGCTATGACTTTCGCTGCAGAACCATACAGTATTGTCTGGTGCATCAGAGATGATGGCGTGATGCTGGGGTTAACTTACCAACGGGAACACCAAGTATGGGGCTGGCACCAGCACACTACACAAGGTCAATTCGAGTCAATAACATCTGTGACGGAAGGTGGTAGGGACGCTATATACGTAATCGTTAAACGTAATATCAACGGTAATGATGTCAGGTACGTTGAACGAATGGAACAGAGAGAAGTTACAAACTCAGAAGATGCTTTCTATGTTGACTCTGGTTTAACGTACTCAGGTGCGGCTGCAACTACCATAGCGGGACTCGACCACCTCGAAGGTGAGACAGTTAAAATATTAACAGACGGATATACTATACCGGATCAGGTAGTTACATCAGGACAGATAACACTACCTCGTGCATCGGAGAAAGTACAAGTGGGATTGGGTTACACACCAGCGATAGAGTTATTAGATATTGATACACCCTCGGCGACAGAGTCGTTGAAAGCACGCTCAGTATCTGTATCTAAAGTTACTATTGAGGTTGAAAAATCACGTGGTGGGTATGTAGGACCACGTACTGATTTCGAAGGTGTAGGGGAAATGCTGGAGATAAAGCCTCGTTTTGAAAATGATAACTATGATTCAATCAAATTACGTACTTTCAAGCAAGAAATACTTATCTCTGCATTATGGTCTAAAAGCGGCGGCGTAAGAATAGAACAGCGTGACCCGCTTCCATTAGCTATACTATCAGTCATACCGCAAATGGATATCGGTGGTAACTAATGATTGAATTCACTCAACCGACAGAAGAGTTAATAAAAATAATAGCGCAGGATATGCGTGTGCAAGATGTAGAGGAAGTGTGGGCATCCCACCACCACATGCCCCTGGAGTCCCTTATGGGTGGATGGGAAATATCAGATTACAGCACCATAGTACTGGCGGATGGTGAACCTATCTGCATGTTTGGTCTCGTTAAAACTGATTTGTTATCAGGCTCTGGTGTGATATGGATGCTGGGTTGTAATCGTGCATTAAAATATAAGCGTGCATTTTTACAAGTATCTAAGCCCGTGATCGATGAAATGCTGACTATTTGTCCTAGACTGTGTAATATGGTACATGCAAAGAATACTATCAGCGTGCGTTGGTTGAAGTGGTTAGGTTTCACAATTGAGGAACCAGTAGCTCACGGTCCCGACGGTGAATTGTTTCATAAGTTTTTTATAGAGAGGTGTTAACCAATGTGTGAACCAACCATGATCACAGCCGGAGTAATGATGGTGTCATCCGTATATACTGCGCAGCAGCAGAGGGCACAAGCCAAGGCGCAGGGTAGCCACCAGCAAGGTGTTGCTGAGTATAATGCTCGTGTTACTGAGAATGAAGCAACACAGATTAGAAATGAAGGAGTGGAGCAGGAGAATATACAACGTCGTAAAACCTCTGAATTACAGTCTAAGCAGCGTGCACAATTAGCCGCTCGCAACATTGACTTAACTACAGGATCGGCTCTGCAACTTCAAGATGAGACAGAAGAACTTGGAGAAGTTGACGCGTTACGTATCCGAAGTAATACTGATAATCGCGTCGAGGCATCACTATCTAAAGCAGACTTGACACGCAGGGATGGTGCGTTTGCCAATCAATCTACAGGGGGAGGCGCATTCGGTACGTTGTTATCAGGTGCAGGAGCAGCACTCAGCACAGGTGTAGCTGACAAATGGTTTACTCCTGACAGTTCAGCATTAGCAGGAGGTTAACATTATGCCAGTTGTAAGATATCAACCTGACCAAGTTCAGACACAGACTGTCAGTCAACCACGCGCAAATGCGGCATCGGGTGTGGCAGCAATACAACGGGAAGCACAGGGTAATATTCAAACTGCGCAAGGGTTAGCGAATCTAGCCGTAGCAGGTGCAGATATTAAGCAGAGAGTTGACACCACGTTAGCGGAAGAAGCTATCGTAGCATTTGAGAAAGACAAGAATGACTTATTCTTCAATGCTGAAAGTGGGTACTTTAACACACAGGGTAAGAACGCATACGACAATGCATCACATGCAGCAGAGTCATTAGCTGAATTGAAAAAGAGATATGGTGATAACCTCAACTCGAATGCACGTACAATGTTCGACAAGTCAGCCGACACCCATATCATGAGAAGTGAAGCAGATATCGCACGTCACTCAGCCAAAGGTCTTAAAGCGTGGGAAGTTGCCACCATACAAGCACAGGTTGAGAACACCATAGAGAACTCATCTTTGTACTGGAACCAACCAGGCAAGCTGCGTGTACAGAATGCGTTAGGTCGTCAAGCTGTGATCGATGCCTCGGAAATGGAAGGTATAGGAGCAGAGGCCACCAACGAGAGATTGCAAACTTACGACTCATCATTCGCTAAAAGTACTATCAATGCAGCAGTGTCTACCAGTTCAGCCGAAGGACAAGCATCACTCGATACATATGGTGATAGGCTAGAAGG